ATGTTGCTCGTGGTATTAAATATAAGAAAGCAAAGTGGGAAGAATGCGGAAGTTTTAGTAACCTTGCAGCAACATACGAAGCAACAAGTAGTGCATCTGAAACTGGTGGATATGTTGTAGGACAGAATACATTTTGGGCTACAATAGGTTCTGATCAAAATGACTATCAAGATTTTGCTACATTCTTTTATAGACCTCTTTCAGCCAACTGTTTACCATTTGATAATGTATTTGATAAGAATAAAAAAGGAACAATGTGTGGTTTCTTTTTTAGTCACTTAATGAATTACGAAGGTGGAGGAATGGATAAGCATGGTAATTCATTATTTGACAAAGCAGAAGAAATACATGAGAAAAAGCGGGCTTTTAAGAAAGAACATTCTAAAGAAGATAACTTTGATCAATGGGATGCAGAACGTGTCACTGAACCAGCTAAAGCATTATTTAGAAAAAGTAATAATATATTTAGTAGGTATGCTAAATTATTTAATGATAATATTGATAAAATTGAAAGAGACCCTGCTTATAAAAATTTAGGACAAGCTGGTATATATGAACTTAAGAAAGAAGAAGTTGTTTTTGTAAGTAATGAAGAATTAAAAGCTAAAAATTTAGCTTATCATCCGCCTATACAAGATATTAATAGTTTACTTTCTGATACAGATGATTTGCATGGTTGCATTGTAGAATACGCCCCGCCTTTTAAAAGACAAATAGATATTGGTGGCAAGATTACATTTGAAACTCCTGCGGGTTTATATTCGATATGGCATGATCCCTATGCCACTGATAAAGATGGTGAAGGTGGTGAAGTTTCGTTAAAAGATAGTTTTGGTGTTGCTTATGTATTTGAACGTCCGAATAGTTTTACTTCCAGTAGAGGTATGAGGATTGTTGCAAGTTTAATTGGCCGACCAGATACAACAGAAGAATATAATCGAATGTTGTTATATTTAGCAATACGTTATAATACTATTGGTAGTTTAGCTTTTGAAAATGATCGAGGAGATGTTTACAAAGATTTTAAAATGTGGAAAGCATTGAAATATCTTGCACCAGAACCAGAACTATTTTCTATGAAAGAAATTGCAGGTAAAACAGGTAGGAAATATGGTATGAGTATTTCTAAGAATCCTATGAGAAAAGGAGAAGGAGCAAGGATACTTAGAGATATGTTAGGTTGGCCGGTTTCTACTGATAATGAAACCGGAATTTCTGAACCTTTTGCTCAATATATACCATGTAAAAGGTTAAATAGAGAACTATTAATGTGGAGTATTAATGGCAATTTTGACTGCGTATCTGCTTGTATTATAGGTGCATACAATGAAAGAGAAGCTATTGATAAGAATTTAATAGCACAAGCAGAAACAATAAATAGTGTTGTTACGGATGATTTCTGGACAAGAGATTTCTTCTAAATAATACAAATACAAAGATATGATATGAATAATATTATGTTTCCTTCACAAAAGCTATCATTAAAAGATAAATTAAAGATAGAAGAAGGTGATAAGATACCAAAATGGATTAAAGATAATGCTGATTTTTATTCTAATCATGCAGGATTTGCACTTTCTAATAGATTAGAAATACGAAAACTATTTAAAATAGTTAATGGTGAATTAGATGAAGATGATTATAAGTACATTGAAAATCCTTTTAGCACTAAAAATCCTAAATATCAAAAGTATCCTGCAAAGGTCAGAGATTATAATATTATAAAACCTATTGTAGATAGGTTATTAGGAGAACGAGAAGAAACGCCTATTAATCAAATTATTGTAGGTACAAATGAGAACTCATTAAATGAGTATAAAGATTTAGTAAACAAAGCCATTAATGATAAAATCGTAAATTATTTTCAATCAAGAATACTTGAAGCTGAAACTAAGCAAGAAGAATTTAATATTGAAGAAATTGAAACAAGTGTTTTACTAAATTACAATCAAAAGAAAACTAAAGATGCTCGTCATGCTTTAGAAAGAATTAAAAGAAGTCAAAATCTTGTAGATAAAATACAAAAAGCATATTACGATTACTTAGTATGTGGTCGCCCTGTTAGTTATAAAGATGTAAAACATGACGATGTTATTTATGAAATTTTACATCCTGAAAATGTTGTAGGTATTGGATGGGATGATAGTAGTCCTTATTTAGAAGATTGTACTGCTGCTGTCTGTTATAGATTTATGTCTCCAAATACAATCATTGATAGATGGGGGGATAATCTAAATGAAGATCAAATCAAATATATTTCTACATTAGGGGGAGATATTGCAAGTACAGTAGAAACTCATCCAGGTTTAGCTGGTGGTATTGATAGGACAAAAGGTCAACATTATAGTATAAATGGACAAGACTACTATATACCTTATGATGGTACAGTTGTTGTAGAACATATTGTATGGAAAACATTAACTAAAAGAGGTAAATTGTCTTATGAAACTGATTTTGGTGTTGAAACAGTAGAAGTTGATGAAACATATAAGTTAGAACCAGAAAAAGGTGATATAGATATAGAGTGGTTTTGGGAAAACGAATGGTGGGAGCTTTATAGACTTGTTGATAATTTTGAAAGAAAAGGGGAAGATTATAATGTTTATTCAGATAATGTAGTAGAATATTTATATTATGGCCCCGGATTAGTTCAAAGGAACGAAGTCAATAATACAAGTACCTGTAAATTACCATACAATCAAGTAAAGAGAGGATATAGTTACGGAGACTCAATTGAATCAGTAGTTAAAGATGGTATTCCGTATCAAATTCTTTATAACATTCTTCATTATAGATTTGAACTTACATTAGCAAGAAACAAAGATAAAGTGATGTTGTTTCCATTAGGATTAATACCTAATCAAAAAGGTTGGGATGTCGATAGGTGGATGCATCAAATTCATGCTTTTAGTATTGCATTTTTTAATGAACAGTCTGAAAGAGCGTTACAAGCCATACAAGCTATCAAAGAAATTGATATGTCTTTAGGTAAATATATGGCTGATATGTGGGCTTTAATGAGTAATATTAAAAATGAATGGTGGGAACGTATCGGTTTTAATAGACAAAGATACGGAGAACAAATGGCGAGCGATTTAAGTGGTGTTACTGAAAATGCTGTATATCGTGCAACAGTAAGTACAAAGAATCTCGCTGCTCAATTTGAAAGATGGTTAGAAAGGGAATTTAACGGATTGATTGATTATGCTAAATATGCTTTTGCTGAAGGTAAACAAGGATTATTTGTAAATAGTTATGGGAAAATAGCGGCAATGGATATCGACCCTATACAATTTATGGAGTCTGAATATAATGTATTTGTTGTTTCTACTTTTGAAGAAAAAGAAAATATTAGTTTAATTAAACAAGTATTGTTACAACCATTAGCTCAAAATGGTACTGGTACTAAATCTTTAATTGATATTGCATCTGCTAAGACTGTTGAAGAGATAAAAGAATTAGCAGCAAAAGCAGAAGCAATACAAACTAAGATGGAACAACAGATGGCTCAAAGAAATGAAGAAACACAACGTTACGTTGCGGATAAACAATTTGAGTCTGAGAAATTAAAGAGTGATACAAATATTGAAGTAGCAAATATTAGAGCAAATGCACAAATAGAAGCTGCTTTAATTACATCAGATAGTTTTAATGCTGCATTAGGTGATGCTGATGCTGACGGTGTTCCTGAAAGTGAAGAGATAGCTAATCGTTCAATTGAGCGTAGAATAAAATTTGATAAAAATCAAATGGATATGCAGAAAATGAAAGATGCTAAACGTATTCAAGATGAAAAAATGAATCTTGAAAGACGTAAAATGGAATCAGCAGAAAGGATAGCGATTATTAATAAAAATAAATACGATAAACAAAAATAATTAATTATGCCAAACGATAACGTGAGTAACGATAACACGAATGATTTGGATTTTAGTTTAGATTCAGTACAAGCCGGAACGTCTCAAGCGTTTAATGAATTTACTGACGATAAAAAGAATCCTCCAGTACAACCAGGTGGAGATAAAGATAATAAACAATCTCCCGATAAGGAGAAAGATGTTGATAAGAAAACAGAACTAACAGGTGAAGGTGGTAATGATGATAAGAATAAAGTATCTGATACAGATGCTGACAAAGACAAAAACAAAGGTAAGGATACTAAAGATAGTGGTACGGATGATACTAAA